ATCATCGCAACTGCCGTTTCGGCGGACAAACTGTCGATTTCCGAGGTGGGCATACCGTCGTACATGGACGAAAAAATAACTTGGGCTACTCGGTCGGCACTTACCTGAGGTGATAATCCTTTGGTAAGTTTCGATATACGAGCCGTAACATTGTCGAATTTCATGGGTGCCATAACACCGTTACGTTTAAGAACTCTCATCTTTTGTATGGTAGCTTACTACATTTTTAATTAGTTGCATCGGAGCTGAGGCTCACGAATAGGAACAGGTCCACCGAGCTCCGCTTTACGATCAGGACGAAGGTAGTACGTATTCACTAAAAAATCACCGTCTTGACCAGCCGGGGTCACGGGAACGTACGAACCTACAAACGTATCGGGAGTAGGAAGTTCAGGTTCAGGAACATAATCAGATGGGACAGAGTATACTTCATCAAAATCAGCCATATTGTATTTACTATCACTTAGTTTTTTTTTCGTGCCGTACTATAACATGGAAGCTTCCCCTGATATTCTCAACAGTATAAAACAAACTGCCACACCTTTGAACACATTGTACTTTTCGGATTACAACATGAGATTGGTTCATCGTGGTATACGCCAAAAGTTCAAAGACTTGACTGGTAAATCGATCGATTACCAAAACCATGCTGATGTGGTATCAATTATGAGGTACGTGTTCATTATGAACGCCGTGAACCCGTATGATAACATGTACGCTCAAGTCAAAATGATGAACGAACGATCGATTGATATGGCCGTAAGACAAATGAAAACTGGGTTTGCTCAGTTTATGGGTTACGTCAAAGATATCAATTCACCAATTGTGCCGCCTACTCTACCAGTGAACACCTCTTTGTACGGAAAGAAGATAGATGTTGGATCAAAGATTGGAACTTGAACTTATTAAAAACGACGAACCTGATCCTTTGTCAAAATATGAACTTGACGTTGTACTAACTATTTTTACGTCTGACTTTTCTTTTGTATTGTTTAATGCATCTGTTATTTTTTTTCTTATTTCACTAGGAGCAAAAACCATAAAAACAATACCAACTATTGCTCCGACTACATAGATTAAAAATCCAACTAAAAAATCCATTCTTTTACTTAAGGACACTAATTTAATTTATATTAAAATGTTGAAGTACATGTTCATGAAAATGGTTTCAATCGTAAACGTGTATAGAAGATTGTGTAGACCCAAAGATTACACGATTGAAAAAGTTACACTGGTGTACACACAGAAAAAGAAGCCATACAGAAAACGACCTGGGATATGGGATAGTGAACAGTACTATTGGACACCGGAAGGATCTACCCACTATGTTGATTACACGTGGTACTATCAGAATGGGTGTTGGGTTCCAGACGATACCATCTTCAAAGTGAAATACTGGTACCAAGGACGTCTCTATAATTTCGTGACGCGTGACAAGGACCATACATGGCCTCCGGTACAATCAAAGGAAATGAAGTTTACCTTACCAATCGTCAACGCAGTTATTATAAAAGAAGATGGGACAGTCGTATCAGTGAATGATCAAATTAAAAAAACGGCGGGACCTTTTCACAATTTTTTTAACCAAAAGTTAACACCTTACGATATAATCGATACGTACGACTTCAATACATTGGTACTTGTCAACGTACTCAATAATGTATTCAAATTTCACAAGGATGAAATTATTCAGTTGCCTTAGTGGCCATGTAAAAATTCATTTCACCCAGGTTGGCTACATTGTACTTTAAGGTCAGAAACCGGTTCTGTTCCTCTTGGACAATACGGACAGTCGAGCACATACTGGTTGCTTTCGTGAACAAATTGAGGTACTTGAGTGAGTACACGCCTTCTATAGATCCTTTATAATTCTCACTGCATTCTATGACCGTTTCTTGATTAGCAAAGTCACCGTCACACCGAATACTGAGTTTATCATCTGAACGAATGATATGAAGTTCTTGTCCGAGGTTATTCATGTCTCGGCATATACGTTGAAAGTCAACCGATGACATAACAGTTGTCACGGATGTTGGAACATTTGGAATTTCTATAAAGTCTTCGTTGATATCAAGTAGTTTCAATTGAAACGATGTACAGGACTTCTTGTTCCCATTTTCAATCTTAATTTCGAGAATTTCTTTGTTGTTGATTTCAAACGACAGTATATCATTATTCGAAATAGTCTTGAGTAACTTGAACGTGTTGGTGACGTTTATACCAGCTATAACCGGTTCTTTACATGAGTACTCTTCGAAATTATCAGCCAGGAGACTGAAATCAACCAGAGCAGTCCTGGCTGTATCAAGGGTCGTGATACGTATACCCTTTTCATCAAAGTACACGTTTATATCATTCAGTATATCCTTCAGCACTTCGAATGCCGACTTAAAGGCTGAAGCTTGTACGGTTTTAAACTTCATTATTAGTAATATCGGATACCCTAGTCTTTATAATTGTTAAAAGCTTCGCCGACGTTACGACTAATCTTCGCTTCCAAGTCTTTGGTCATTGCAGGCTGCAGTGACTGTCCGTAACTATCAAGACTAAAGAATGATCCTTCACCGTCATCACCTTCTATACTATATGCAATATTACAGGATGATCCGATAGGACAGTTTGATATATCAGAAGGCAACAACGACTCCAACCATTGTTTTATTTCAGCACCCACTAAAATTTTGCTATTTTTCGTGAGCAGTGTTGGTACCCTGGATATTTTGTTTCTGTACTCAGGTGCGATAGCTATTTCATGGACATTATGTAATTGTACAAGTGGTTGTAACTTTGTATTATTTCGTAAAAATTCAAGAAGATCATTACAGTGCGAACATTTGTGACTATAAATAAGTAAAGCAGCCATTCCTACACTTTCACAATAAATTTCTTATATTTTTTTAAACGCAGATAGTAATAAAATGAAAGAGGATACAATTATATTTGGTCTTATTGCGTTGTTCGTAGTTTACATGCTTACTAAAAAAAAGGAAGGATTTTTTGATATGTCAGGATATAACAAACCTATACAGGGTCTAGACGAAAAAACATCTGACGTGCCTATGAGCAGTTACAAAATGGTTTCAGGGGTCACGAATGACGATATCAATACGGTAGTTGAAGCGACCCACAAATACCTGACGGAAAAAACAGGACATTGTGTACATATCATAGAAACCAACAAAATGGAAAAATATACAGGTCCGCGTGACTCTGTTCTGTACAAGGCTCGTTTCATGGGCTTGGTAAAAGATGTAGGATTTCCGTATGCGTTTGGTATAGATATAGAAGTACTCAACGGCGATGTTATCAGAGCCCTTACTCAATCTTCTGATACGTCCAATCAAGGTATAGCCGAGGAAAAACCCGGAAACTTTGAGGATATTGAGAAATATTATGATTCTAAAATTAAAGACGTATTCTAATGGCGTTGACTATACAGGAAATTCAGCGACTAGATGAAAAACGGTCCAAGATAAAAAAGGAAATTTATACCCGTATATACGACGACTGCTGCCGTAAGATACGTTCAGCCGCTTCTCTTGGTGAAACTCAGGTGTTCCTAAAATTACCAACGTTCTTATTCGGATATCCTACTTTTGATATTGTAAAGGCTAGTAAGTATACCAAACGTCAGCTTGAACACGGAGGGTTCAGTGTCGTTACAATTTCAGACCCTCATGAACTCTACGTGTCATGGAAACAAACAAGAATTCACCAAAAACCAACCTCAATAATTCCTCAGGAAGAAGATGCGACACTGCCCAACCTCATGAACCTCAAAAAGCTAGCGAATAAACTGCGTAAAGCCAAAACATAAAAAGTATCACAAAAATGTAAATGGAAAATTTGAACGTACTTGTCGAAGCAAAGAAGGAATACACTGAACAACTCAACTCGATCATGTGCCCACTTATGATTGAAGTGTTTCAGGAAATATACGATGAAGCTTGCAAACCGCCTCGTAGTAAAACATTGCAAAAGTTCCAGAACTTACTGCGAGAAACTAAACACTGGAACAATTCAATGATAGCGGAACATAATACCAGGCTGCTACAAAAATGTCCTTGGTTCAATGATTTATTAGTAGCCGTTTTCATAAGTCACGTTAAGATACTATCCTCGGTTCGTATAAAAACAGAAACCAAAAAGATTTCTATAAAATTGCCTACGACCGAAGAGTTTCTACATGCTTGTTATATCAAGGCAGCACATGATCTTTTCAAGGATCCGTATATTTTTCACGAAGAGTCCAACGAATTTGAAAGAGATGAAAAATTGTATGAACGTTTCAGGAAGTGTATCGATGACACAATCAAAGAATTGGTTCCTATACAGGAAATTTTGAAAACCTACATTTCACAATCGGACATAGACGATATCGAAACACTTGAACCAATAGAACCCGAAATCATCGAACCTGAACCTTTCAAAGTCGAAGAAGAACCAGAAGAGGAACAAACCAAAGACATTCAAGTCAATCCACCAGAACCTCCGAAGGAAGAACCTGATGACAGTGTTCTCTTCGGTGCTGCGCCAGATGAAAAAAAGAAAACTCAATTATAGAGTAATAACATGGACAACCTTCGAAACCCGATATACGCCTCTTTAGCCGCTGCTATTATAACATACTCTTACATGTATGGAAAAGATGCTATGAACGGCTTACCGCCTCAAGATAACAGTGTGTACATAAAACCTGCTATTTTGAATGCCATCATGGTATATTTTATTGTTCACATGGGAACTGCCACGCGTGAAACCATTTCATCAGAACCTTTTTAAACTTAAAGAATACAAGTTTATAATAATAAATGTCTTCTATTACAGCTTGGTGCGATATGATGGAACAATTTCTCAGTGAACTCTCGCGTACTTTTCCAGAGGAACCCAGTGTGAAAAAGTACTCGACTTCGTTTGAACTGCTTCGTAAAAGCAATCCTCGTAAATGTATTGACTTGTACATGAAAGGTGCATCAACATCAGCCGATAAGATTATGCAGAAAAATACAGACTTCTTCCTGGAGATGGAAAAGGTTATGGGTATAGACCTTCTCAAGTTTTGGTCTGATGACTTGTCAGAAAACACGAAGAATGCTATTTGGCAATATATACAGACATTGTACCTCCTCGGAACCACCATCACCTCAATTCCTCAGGAAACACTTTCGGCTATAGAAGATGTGGCAAATAAGTGTGCCCTAAGCATGCAAAACGGTGACGGTACATTCGATGAAAAAACCCTCATGTCCGGTATGTCTGGACTTATATCCTCACTGGGTGGTATGATGGGTGAAAAAAAACTAACACAATAGTAATATAATAAATGAGTGAACGTGTCTGGTTCGATGACCCTCGACATCTTATAAGATCAGATAAATTATTCTCATTCTGGCCTTCCAAAACTCAGAGTAGTGCAGAGAGAGTAAATGCAACATCGAGATTTGTTATATATAGCGGTATATTGTTATACGTCATAAAAAAAGATAACAGAATTCCTATCCTCGTAATATTTACATTGTCTATATTATTCATTATGTACAGGGGTAAAATCATAAAAGAATACTTTTCAGGTGAAGATCAGTTGTGTCAACGACCATCCCAAAACAATCCGATGGCCAACGTACTTTTAAGCGATTATAAAGATCAGCCTAATCGTTTAGAAGCGTGTTTATATGAAGATGTACAAGATGATGTACGAAAATATGTAGACAACACGTTCCCTATAAGCAATACTCGATCACGAAGTGCTTTACCAGAATATCAGCGCCGAGCAGCGGCTCGACAGTTTATTTCAGCTCCAGTAAGCAGTATACCAGGTGATCAGACTGCTTTTGCTGAATGGTGTTACGGCAAGAAAAACAGACCACTGTGTCGTGACGATCCATCGAGGTGTGATCCAAATGCCAGAGGTGCTCAACCCGAGTCGTTTGCCGGCCTTGATCTTTCAGGGACTATACGTAATCCTTAATAATTTAATATATTAAATAGTTATAATAATAGATGTCTTATCAATTACAGCCTGGACTTTTAAACATTGAACAATCCTCTTTGCCTACAAATCCAGCAACTGATACGTTTGTCATCCCGCCTCAACCAAGCAGCCTGAACTACTTTGGTAGACCTAATACCATGTTGTATGGAACTGCGCCGTATAGAGCAGGTAAAGGTGCCCCGAACAGTCTCGTCGAACTCGATGATACACTTAGACCTCAATCAACTTCTCAGTTCAAAAAGGTCTATATAGACACATACGAACAACAGGTTTTTCCACTTAATAAAATGCCCTGTGACGAAGCTATAGAAAGTCACGTGATTGTACCAGGTAGTACCAGGGCATACAATCAAAACATCATGTATGCGCAGAGGTACTTATCGAAGTAAATAAAATATTTACGAATTGTAAAGATGGCTGAATTGATCTCAATTGCTGGTATCTTGGCCATGGCTTATATGGGTAAAACCATGAGCCGACCAAAAGAAGAATACACCTCTAAAGCAGACCTACACCCTATAAAAGAAGATAACAGTGAACAATCATATTGTCGAATAACTGACACGTATACAGGTGAAAAAAAAGCAGTAAAAGGCGATTTGTACTCCGAAGGTAACACGTTTGCTGATATAACCCCTAATAGATACCCAGGTGGTCTTCCTTCGTACCTTGCCGAAACTTCAAACCCGTATCGTTCAGGTAATATGCAAAACGTTGGTCCAGTAGAAAAAATGATGGTAGGACCTGGTCTCAACGTTGGTCCAGAAGTTCCAGCCTATGGTGGATACCAACAACTTTTCAGGGTAAAACCACCGAATGTAGGAGCTTACAAACTGACAACTTTACCTGGTCGATCCGGTCCAGCCGGGGACGTCACCGGTGGAAGACAACAAGAAACAGCTCTTCTTCAGCATAAAATTGCTCCCAAAACAGCTTTTTTACCAACTCGTCGTCCACCAGTCCAAGGTCGTGCCCATGAAGTCACGGCTCCTACCAAACGCGAAAGTTACGAAAAAACCCAAAGACCAACGGCTCGATCAGAAAACACTACACGATTTGACGGTCTGCAGTACGCTCCGGCGAAGAGTACAGTAAGTGCTTTGCAATTGTCCCAGGATCCTACCAGGAACAAAGGAGACATTTACAATTACAACGGACGTACGCATGGACCCGCACCTGGTATTTCTAGTTTTCACGGTGCCTACACAGAAGTTCCAAATGAACTTCGTTTGGCCGTCAACAGAGGTAACCCCGATAGAGCAGGTAACGCTGGGCGTATGAACGTAAAAACCAATAACCCAGGTAACTTGACAGCGGTACGAATTGATAATACGGATACACAGGGTCGCGTCAATCCAGCCAACGGTGGAAATTACCAACAGTACATAAAACCCCTGTACCAAGACGGTATAAATACCATAAAAGGTTTAGAAAATCCTAGGGCTACCTCCCAGGCTCTCAGTGTTGCTCGTAGAGTGCTCGCGACCAATCCATTAACAAATTAAATTGAGTAACAATAATGGAACATATACTCGAAGTTGACAGTAGTGAACGAGATTGCATAGAGTTTCCTAATCCGAATGACTACACCGTCGCTTTGAATACACCCGTTTATAACATTACAAACCTCAAACTTATATCAGCACGTATTCCTACGTTTCAGTACATGATTAATGCGGGTAACAAACAGTTTGATGTTGATAATACAACTATTGTTCTCACAGAAGGTAACTATGATGGTACTTCTTTAGCTAGTATGCTACAAACGTCGTTAGCACCGCCGAAATCAAATATAGATGTTGTCTATTATACCAGTAATACAAACTCTCTTACATTTTCGAATACGGCTTCCAAAAACTTTTCCATGCAATTCTACAGTGGATCAAATGGGTACACAAGTAAAAGTGTATACGGTACACCAGCCACTGTCCTGGGATTTCAAGTCGTTGATACACCTTTTACGTCAAACATAACATCTGGAGCCATTGATCTTACTGGACCGTCCAATCTCATAATACGTGTAGCCTGTAACGACGATGATTTGGAAAAAGCTCTTTATGTGGATGGAGCCACGTTTAGTTTCGGATCGAATACGTACAACATCGATTATCCACCAGTTCTTGAACCTTTCTATATGGGTCGTATTATAGCCTTTTCCGATACCAAGTCGTTCATTGAACTCAAGGGAGCGAACGATGCGGTGGAGTTTTATTTCCACCGAGGTCCAGTAAAAGTAGCTACGAAGTTACGGTTTCGATGGTACTATAACAACTGTAACAAATTAGTACCATACGATTTTAGAGGACAAAACCATTTTATGAAATTTAAACTGACCTGTGTCACTGATAAGTTTAAAATTCGGGATAAAGAAGATTTGTATCCTGAGTTACCTCCTCCTATTGACCTCCCATTTCTAGACCCTCCTAAACGAGCATTTTTCCAAACAAAATTATTTATTTATATAGTGATCGGTATACTTACATGTGTCTGTATTTTTCTGTTACAGTATCAACAATAATACGATCAAGTGTGTTACGCTGGATAAATTGCATGATCATCGTGATCACGACGGCTAATACGGATGTCACAAGGGCGGTGATACCTAGAGAGTATCCTCCTGGTGCGCCAAGTTTGTCCTTGAGAACATACGATACAGTCCACTGGATGAAGTTCATCCAGGCAAAGGCAGCGGCGAAGGTAAAACCGAGAGTAGAAAAGCTGGAAGTCTGAGTTTCGAGAGATTTAATAACAGCTACAGTATCCATTATGTGTTTTTAATATACCTCAGGAAAAAAATATAAATCTTCTTGAAGTATTATACCTACAATATCCCTTTTCCTGGATTTTTTTTCAAATTTTTTCTTTATGACCCCACAACGAAAAGAACGTTCACTGTCCTGATCACTGGCCTCAATCTCAGTGTCCAGCTGTTCCCCTTCATCGTTTTCTGTATCTTCGTCGGTATCTTCCTCATAATCAGACTGAACAACGTTACAGCTTGTTTCAGGCTCCCAACCAACCGGTTCCGCTGGAAGGGTTTTATACTTCATGATTATTATGATCTATTGCATTTTTTAATATCTTTTCAATAGGCGACTCTGGTATCCATTCGTCCCAGGTATCGTAGGCCAAATTGATACTGTTCATAAGCTCGTCGTCACCTTCGTACCGCTTGAACTGTTCGAGCTCTTCGTCTACCTCTTCCCACTCGTCATCTTCTTCGTCTTCTTCGTCCGACGAAGACAAAATTGATCCGGTAACCTTCCCCGTTACGTTACGAGCAGCATATCTCATACCGTATTTCATATCAAGGGACGTTATATAGTCTCGTCCTGTACTTTGGGCATACTGTCCAGCAAATATCATACCTGACTCCATCACCGGAGTGAGAATGTTTATAGCCGATTGGATGTATTCTTGTTCCATTAATTTCCGATAACAGTATAGTATGAATATACAGCTCAAAAAGTTTAAGCCAGAAAATA